CGATTGATAGGTGCAAGCGCCGTGGTGGCCTACGTGGGCGCGAGAATGTATCCCGGCGTGGCCCCGAAAGGGGCGGGTTTCCCCAATATCACGTTTAACCGTGTGAGTTCCGAGCACCACCGACACCTACAGGGCGCTGCGGGTCTAGTGCAGGTACATATTCAAGTGGATATGTGGGGCGACTCGTATCTCGAAACTATTGGGCTGGCGGATGCGGTTCGGCACGTCCTGGACGGCTACCGAGGCGTCGTGACGGTGGGCGATGAATCGGTAGCGGTATTGCAGTGTTCGCTGGTAGAGGACTACACCGGAATCACTGGCGGGTTAGACAATAGCGCGCGCGGTCTGTTCCGTGCGACGCATGAATACGAAATCGGTCATAGGGAGTTAGTCCCTACACTGGCGCTATAGGCGCAATAAGGAGCTAGTACAATGGCGAACGATCTAGGAAATGCAACGACAATCACCTTTGCGGGGTTCACTGGTGATTTGTTGTCAATCGGACTAAGTGGCGTCTCGCGCCCGGCTGTGGATGTTTCCACGCTTGGCACAACGACGGCCCGCGCATTTGTCCCGTCTGATCTGTATGATGGCGGCGAATTGGAAGCGAGAATTCACTGGACCGGCACCGAAACAATTCCGATCACCGGCGCGTCAACGGCAACAACCATTGCCTGGGGCGGCACGATAAACGACACGACGTTCAACTCGTTTGTGATCGGGTTTTCCATCGATGCGACCGAGGGCGAAGCCATGATTGCCACTGTTACGTTCAAGATCACCGGCGCTGTAACTCTGTAAAACGAGGTAAATAGGCAATGAGTACATTAGACAGGTCTAGTATCCTCGGATTCAATGATGCCAAAGTGATCCGGCTACACGTTCCTGAATGGGGCGGCGATTGTTTCATCCGCACGTTGACCGGCGGCGAGCGCGACTCTTTCGAGGCGAGCTGCCTGGATAACAAGACAGGCAAGGCTACTAAGCTGGTGAATTATCGCGCCCGGTTCGCGGCCCTCGTGCTGAGTGATGAAACGGGAAAGCCGTTGTTTGATGCGTCGGACGTTACGCTGCTGGCGAAAAAGAATGCGGCGGCATTGGACCGCATTCTTGACGCGGGCCTCGCGCTGAATGGCATGTCAAAAGACAGCATTGAGAGCGCCGAGGAAAACTCCTAGAGCGTCAAGCGCGGCGGTTCTGGTTTCGTTTGGCGCTGGCGCTAGGAATGAGTGTTCGTCGAGCACAGCAGGAAATAGACGCGCCGGAGTTTACCGAATGGATCGCATACTACAACCTGGAGCCGTTTGGCCAAGTGCGCGACGATATTAGGATAGGACATGCCGCGTGCTGTATCGCGTCGGCGATTGGCGTCAAAAATGCGAAGGTGTCTCAATTCATGCCGGATTTTGGGAAAAAGCGTAAACCACAATCGGCAGAAGAAATGAGAGCTACGCTTATGGCCGCGTTCGGCGTGCATAATGCGAAGGAAGGGCTATAAAATGGCGAACGTAGCGAAGATAGGCGTCCAGCTTACGGCGAACGCGAACAACTTCACGGCGGGCATGAACGCGGCGTCAAAGCGAATTCGCAGTTTCAAAAAAGACACGTCGTTCATCAATTCCAGTCTCGGCAAATTCTCGATTATCGCGGCGGGCGCGGGCGGCGCCGTAACCGTATTGGGCGCTGCATTCCGCGCTGTGTCCGGCGTGTTTCGCTTGTTTGGCCGCGTGATCGGAGCAGGAATGAGCGCGTTGAAACACTTTGGCGCGAGCGTACTCGAAACGATCAATAACTTCGATGACTTGATCAAGCAGGGGCGCGCCGTGGGTTTACTCGCGTCTGAGATTGGCTCGTTACAATTGGCGTCGGAAATGTCAGGGGCCTCGCTCGAAAATATGTCACGCGCCATTGGGTTTATGAGTAAAAACATCTTTATGGCGGCAAGTGGAAGTAAAGAGGCAATAAAGAGCTTCTCCGTGCTCGGCGTGACAATGGAACAGCTAAATAGTAAATCGCCACACGATCAGTTTATTTTGATAGCGGACGCCATTTCGCAAATGGACAACGCAACGGTGCGGACGGGCGCGGCTATGCAAGTTTTCGGGCGCGGCGCGGCGGCTATAGCGAACCTCTTACAAGGCGGCGGCGCTGGTATTCGCGCGGCGGCGAAAGAAGCGGAGCGGCTTGGTCTCACTGTGAGCGAGATTGATTCAAGCAAAATTCAGGCGGCGCAAGACGCGGTGACATTACTCAAATACTCATTCATCGGCCTAAAGCGGGCAATCGCTGTTCAACTCGCGCCGTATATCACTGGATTTTTCCAGACGATCACGGACAACGCGGAGACATTACGGAATAACTTCTTTGCAGTGGTGAAAGACCTTGCGCCAAAATTCCTAGACGTATTCGAGGCGATGGGAAACGTGGGTGTGACGGCCTTTCGCGAGATTGGGTTGGCGGCAATCGCGACGGCGCGGGCGATCAAGGCTGTGGTCATGGCCGCGCAAGCTATTTCGAGAGGGATTGGCAACGTATTCATCGAAGACTTAGAAAAAGGTGCGCGGCTTCGGGCGCAAGTTGAAACGAATGCGGCGGACAAATTTGCGAAAGTAGCAGCCCGCCCGCGCACAATTGCCGATCCCGCTTATCTGAAAACAGTGCAGGGAAAAGAACAGGAGCACCGGCAAAAGGCGGCGGGCTTTTTGCAAGAAGCCGATTCGCTGCGTCTGTCGCGAATGGAACCAGCGGTCGATACGGGTTTCGCCAAGGACTTAGACACGATCTTAAATGCGTCAGAGAGTTTTCTAAATAAGCTACCAGACCAAAGCGGCGGCAAAGCGAAAGCAAAATTTATCGAGTTGTTTGGTACGCCTGAAGATTGGAATAAGATGGGCCTCGCGGCAGCGATGGGGATCAAGCCGGTTACCGTGGGCGCGGAATCCCTCGAAGAGGCGCTAGGTGAGTCGGGCGCTAACGCCGAAGACCTTGTGAAGTCCCTCAAAAAGGCGACGAACATTGGCGAATTTAAGCAGGTGCAACTCGCACTTATGGCGCGAAACGACCAATCGACAGACCTGCGGAATTCCCCAGCGGCGAAACAGTCAACAGAGAGCGTATTGGGCGCGCGTAGCGACGTGCGTGATCCTCAATTACAGCAGACCAATAAACTCTTGGGCGTGATCGCGAATAACACGCGACTTTCGCCCGTGGTAGGATAGCGCCATGCCTACAATCCATTGGGATACAATTGAGGGCATGGAGGCCCATGAGCGGAACGGTGTTCCCAATAAGCTAGTGCGGCGCGCTATCATTTCCGACCTTGGAAATTATTTCGGCGATGTGCGTGTAGTGAATGAGGCGTATCAGTTTCTTACCTCGCTAGGAGTGGTAAACAGGTCGCAAGCCTACCCTGGTAGTGGGATGATATTGACAGAGCGTAACCTGCGCTTGATGGACGGCGAGCAGCGGAAGGTCGAGGCAGAAATCGTTTATGAGCCAGCCGGAAAGACGGAAGACGCTTTCGCATTTCACGTTGAAACAAACCTCAGCCAAACAGATACGCAAGTCGACAGGTATGGGAACCAGATACTTGTCACCCACACCTACGCCGACGACGCGCCCGAGCACGCGGGCGAAACGATAAGGCAGGGCGGCAGTGTGTCCGTCATGGTTCCTCAAACGACTATCAGGGCGGAAGGGTTCCTGTACTGCTACTACCCCATACTAATCACCTCGAAATGGACAGGGGCGATCAACTCGGTCCCGTGGATCGGCGGCGCTGCCTACACTTGGCTATGTACGGAAGTATCCGCGAAGCCCGAGAGTTTTGAAACGGACATTGCTCCGATATGGCGGTTTACTTTCGAGTTTCAACACAATTGGTTTGGCTGGATACCCCAAGCGATATTCATCGACCCGGAAACGGGCAAGGCCCCGGCTGACATTGTGGCTGGAACAGGTACAGCGCTTGTTGACTGGTATTCCAGTGCCGACTTCAATTCACTGTTCCCTGTGTAGGAGGGTGGTAGTATGCCTCGCGAGCCAAAAGTCAAGAGCGGCGAACCGCTAACGCGGGCATTCTTTAACCGTATCCTGTCTGAGTTCGCAAGCCGGATCGTGGCTGGCACGGGTATCACAGTGCGCCGTAGCGGTAATCAGGTGATCATCGGTATGGCGGCAGGGGCGCGCGGCGGCGGCGGTGGAACGGCAAGCATTGCATACGCGCAAGTTGTCACGGTGGAAGATGACTACATTGCATGTAATTTTTGGAACGCTAAAACGCAAACGGCGGGCGCGGCGGTAAACGTCGCGAAGCCGTACATCCTGCG